TGAATAATTGTTAATAACTTCTTGAAACAAAACAAGAATAAATAGCTAAGTTCCCAACAAAAAGTATTATATTCACATTATAATTAAAACGGAAACTATGAAATCATTTGAAACTAAAACAGACTACAAGGAATCGGTAAGAGTGTTAAGAACTCAGATTAAATATCTAAAATATTTGGCTAGATTAGATAAGGCGCAACTTTCAACTATCAAACCTATTATTGATGAAAAGGTAAATATGTTGAAGTACATATCTAGTTTGAAATCATGGAACTTTAATTTTGAAGGTGGTGGTTGGAATTCTAATGTTGCTAAGACCAAAGAAGAATCAATCAAGAAGGCAAAGAAAGAGTATAATGCAAGTAAACATACTCAAGTTAACGAAAATAGTTTCCGAGTTGCTACTGATGATGATACAAGAAACTTATTATCGATGTTCTATTAATCGTTAATAACTTTCTAAAAATAACTAAGATTTATGTAACTCCACCGAAAAACCCACGAATCTTTAGTTCGTGGGTAGTTCAATTAATAGTCAGGTGTCGGAATAATTACCGATAACGGTTAGTATATGATCCGTTTTTTCTATACATTGTTATCCATCGTTATTTTAGAGCGTTGACAAATTAATTTTGATAAAAATTAAAATATGATACAAATAATAAACAAAGATTTCAGAGAATGTGAAATACCAAAAGGATTGGTTATTACCGATCCACCATACAATCAAGGATATTCATATAATGAATATAAAGACACCATGAGTGAAGAGGATTACATTGAACTACTCTCAAAAATCCCAACACCATGTGTAATAATTCATTATCCTGAAGAAACTATTAATTTGTTACCAAAAGCATTAAAAGTAAAATGCGAACAAGTGGTTTGTTGGGTATATAACTCTAACACAGGAAAACAAAGTAGATTGATTAGTTGGTGGGGTTGCAAACCTGATTTTAGAAAAGTAAGACAACCTTACAAAAACCTAAAAGACAAACGAATTATAAAACGAATTGCTGAAGGAAAAACAGGTGCTAAACTTTATGATTGGTGGAATGTAAACCAAGTAAAGAATGTAAGTAAAGAAAAAACAGAACACCCTTGCCAAATACCAGAGGAAATAATTAACAAGATAATTATAACTACTGCAAATGAAGGTGATTTAATTATTGATACTTTCGGTGGAAGCGGAACAACTGGAAAGGTTGCAGAAGATTTAGGGTTTGATTCTATAATGTACGATATAGATTCGAAATATTGTGAGATAATGAGTGAGCGCACAGGCTTGGTGGCAAAAAATAATTGTACATAACGTCCGGTCCGATGATAAACAATCGTTTTAATGTTGTTTATCATTTGTTATATTCAGTTTTTATTCGTAAATTTGTTCTTATGAGAAAATTAGATAATAGTTTAATGTGTAAAATATTTAAGGAAATTAATTCAGATACACATAAAATACTAAAAGTTAAAAATATAATAGAATCAATAGAAGAAAATAAAATATGTAACGTTCATTTGTTTGATGACATATTTTTAGAAACAAAAAAAGAGGATTATTGTGAGTTAATAGAAAAATATTTCCCAACCCTATTAGAGAATGAGGAATACGAAATTTGTCATATATTAAAACAATTAAGATTAGTATGAAAAAAGAAAAAGAAATTAGGGAAAAGTATGATGATATGTTGAAACATACTGAATTATTAATGGATAAAGTTAGGAATCCAGATAAATACGATGATGTAACTATTGAAAATATACAAGAACATATTAATGGTGAGAATATACAACACTCAATGAATGTGTTAATGAAGTGGGTTCTGGGTGGGTAAAAAAATATTGTGTATAACTTGCATATACCATACATTCTCCTGTACCCAAAACAATAAACTTTTTGTATTATGAACCTCTGTTGATGACCAACTGAATGTTGAGTTAGGTACCATTGTTGTATTGCCGGGTCCTACACCATCTATGGTTAGGTTGTAGTCTGTATTATTGTTGATTTTAATGTTTGCTAACGGTTGGGTGTATGAGAAGGTTTGCTTGTAGAAACTTTAAAATTACCACAACTGCTGATAGCAAACTTTCTTATACACCTTGTTATGTGTAGGTGTGGATTATTAAGGTAGAATGTTTAATCGGAGAACTAAACAAAAATTTTAAAAGAAAAAGAAGGGTGGGTTTTTATCGTTTTAATCTATTTATATATAAAGGAAAACAATGAAAGATTTGAAACAATTTATTAAAACCACGATACGAGAGTTTTTGAATGAACAACATTCAAATCATAGTGATTTAATCAATATGATTAAGAAGACACTAATAATGGAAACATTAGTTGACGAAGATGAATTTAATGAATTATATAATGGTGATTGGGATTTAGCGTGGAAGAAATTTGTAGATGACCAAGAAAATGGTGATTGTCAAGGAATTGTTTCTGGAATTATTTACATTTTCAAAAACGTCAATAAGGTTTTTGGTGAGATTGAAGTTGATGAACCTTATATTGATGAATATGGTGATGAACAAACATTAATGACACATCATTGGATTACAATAAACGGTAAAATATATGATTTTTCAAAAGGAACATTACGTGATTATATAAATTGGGATGATGTATATGATGTTAATGTTGATGGTGATGAATGGAGATATAATTAAAAGTGGGTAGGTTTTTCTAAAAATAATATGAACGAAAAAGTAAAAGAAAAATAATAAACAAAGATGAAAAATAAAAGACACATACAAAGTTTCAACGAGCTGAAAAAATTGAAAGAATAACACATTATACATATAGGTCAGTTCATTCAATGGATACAAGACAAAAAGCTGATATTAAAATATTGTCAGTTTCAAAAGTGGGTGGGTAAAAAAATTATTACACATAACGTGCGAGTATCATCAATGTCAATAATTAAAAAACAAGGTTTAAAAATATTAAGCTGTGGTTCAGGAATTGAGTCGCAGGATAAACAAAAACGGAGTAAGGCGTTGCCATTAGGTGAGTCTATGACCTCCGAAGCCCATCCCATCAGCTTTGCTGTGGGTGGGTAGTTCACAAAACCTAACGTTTGGCTATGATTAAGCGATAGCGACCCGGAGGGTTAATTATAGGTAGTGTTAGATATCTTTTAAATGTAACAGAATATGAAAGTAATAATAGCAGGAGGAAGAAACTTTAATGATTACAATGAGCTTTGTCAAATTTGCGACAATGCACTTAGTAAACAAACAGAAATTGAAATAGTAAGCGGAACAGCCAATGGGGCTGATAAACTTGGAGAGAAGTACGCAAATGATAATGGACACCCAATAAAGCAATTTCCTGCCGATTGGGGTAAACACGGTAAAAGTGCAGGATATAAACGGAACGCAGAAATGGCTGAATACGCAGATGCTTTAATTGCGTTTTGGGATGGTAAGAGCAGAGGCACTAAGCATATGATTGATTTGGCAAAGCGCGCTAATTTAAAAGTAAAGGTTAGTTATTTTTAATTGTAGGTAACAAGCGAATATAAACCATGTCCAATAATTAATTAAAACCAAAACAAAGAAGATGGAAAGTTATAAACTATACGAAATTAAAATAGAAAACCTTGAAAAAGAAATAACCTCACTTAAAATAGAACTTGAAAAACAAGACTTAATTAAATTGGTTTATAAAGAAGAAATCTCAAAGTGGAATAAAAAATATAAAGATTTAAAAAACCAAATGATGGGAAAAGGTTAAACATTGAATATCTTTGTATTAAGTTAAAATAATACAGAATTAGATTTACGAATATTCTCCTCACCCCATAACGGTTGGAGATTTTCTAATGACCAACACTTAATAAACTCCTCATCCCCCATTTCCTGTATGTTAAATGAACTTATAGGTATAATGTGGTCTACATGCCACTCACCATAATTATCCCACGTTAAATCGTCTGTAAATTGATTTTCTAAGTGTTGAATCAGTTCCTCCTGACTATATGGTAATACATCAAAGTAATGTTCGTTCTTCACCACATTACTCTCCTTCAATACCTGATATATCGCAGTCCTGAAATTAGAAATTAGTTTATAAAGGGGGTCCCTCGCTTTACGGTTCCTTTCGTAGTCCCTTTTGGTCTTTCTTATTTTTTCAATATTATTTTCACGGTATTCTTTTAGATACTCTTTACGATGTTCTTTATTTTGTTCATACCAAGTTTTGGATTTATTAGACATATACACTTTATTAGAATCTCTCCATTTTTTATCAGCAACTTTTTTACCACCAATATTTCGTCTACCCGATGGCCCAAGGACAATACCATTACTTCTTAATGTATTTAAGATAATTGTTTTATGTATTTTTAATTTTTCACTAATAGTGGGGGAACCTAATAAGTCTTCAGTGTATAACTTTATTATTTCCTTAACTTGCAATTCTGTTAATTCTATTTTTCTCATATACATAAATATAAGTTATTTGACCAAAAAACATATAGTTAATGTAGACACATAAAAAAAGGGACAATAAATTGTCCCTTTAGTGTTATTCTTTAAGATTTTGATTATCTCAATTCTTTTAAATCGAATGTTCTAACACCATCCACAGTAATTCTGCCGTAAAAGCGATTATTTACCATTTTTTTTGCGTATCTCGTCATAATTCCTTTAATCGGAGTGAAGTTGAATGGGTTGTACATTGTAGGTGTCAATTGTAATGGTACGTAAGGTGCGTAAATGTACCCCGTATCTAACAATGATGTTCCTTTATGTCCAATCAACACTTGATTCGCTGGGAAGTAAGGGTCACGGTACACTTGGTAACGTCCTGCAAGAGTTCCCACTCTTTCAATACCCATGTTATATTGGTCTTGCTCAGGAGACGCGTTAGATACGTGGAAGTATTCTAAATCGTCAAATATAGCTGAAACTTCAGAAGAAACAACAATCCAGTTAGCTCCACCTCTCAAAGTTGATTTGTGAATTTGTGCTGACAATTGGTTAATTGCTGTAATCAAAGTTTGGTTCCAATCTTTCTGAGTGTATGATGTTGTTTGAGAAATTCTTCTCCATCCGTTATAATCCCATCTTAGGTTCCATGCTGCACCTTTTCTAAGGTCTCTCAAGATTTCTCTATCGATTTCAGCCGCAACTTGTTCAGATAATAAAGCTGTTAATTCAGCTTCAGCATCGATGTTATGGAAAGCCGCAACGTCTTGAGCTAACTCAGGAGACCATTGTGCTCTTAGTTTTCTTTCAGTAACAGATACTGTAACAGAATCCAAGTCGAAAGAAACTTCACCGATTTTATCTTCAAATTCTAATTCTTCGTAACGTCTGAATACAGCCGTGAAAGAAGTAGCAGTTGCTCCACTATTGATAGTTGCTCCTGTGTACCCATCTAAAGATGTAGAATCACAATCAGCACATACTGGACAAGATAAATCAACTTCTAAGTAGATACATCCGTCAGCGTCACATACGTTCTTGAAAGAACCTCCGTTACCTGTAGATGCCCAACTTGTAGTAGTTTTGCTACCGTAAGATACGATACCTTTACCATATTGTTGAGTTACAACTCTGAATAACAATGAACCTGTTGAAATTTCACAAGGTGTTGTTGATGCAGATAATCCATCAGACTTAATAACGTGTAAATCAGATAAGAAAGATTCTGTATCCATTTCGTTACCATCAGGTCCGATTAATTTTCCTGCTCCTGTATCAGCAAATCCACACATTTTAACGATTACTTTTCTTGTGTTTCCTGCTGGGATAACACCTGCAGATGCAGTGTCTCCTGAAATTACAGAATCAATTAAGTTACCATTAGACCATGATTGGATAGATGTTGTAGCTGTGATAGCTGACCAACGTCCTTTAGAGTAGTCAAACAATCCTGCTGGGTCAAGACCCGGTTCGTTACCTTCGTAGAATAAATCATAAAGGTTTTTAGCGTAAGCACCAGCTCCTGTATATCCTGAGTTAGGGTTACCTGGGTAATTACCCGGAGAACCTACAGGTGCATAATGGTCACCTGAATGGTTAGCATCTCCACCGTTATATCCTTGAATTTTAGGTACGAAGTAAAACAATTTACCGATTGGTAAGTTCATAGCTTGTACTGATACGATTTCATTCGCTAGTAATTTTGAAAATACACGTCTAACGATAGGAAAAACGACAGTTTCAAATGCTCCTGACGAACCTGCGTCAGATGCTTCATTTATTAGGTGAGACGCTTGATTCTCATATAACTGAGCTACGTTCTCTTTTAAGTGTCCTTTAAGACCTTCTAGGAATCCTAATTTATCCCATTTGTTAATAGTATCTTCTTTGATAACTTTAAGGTGTTTTAACCCGATGTTACCAACAAGACCTGATTCTAATAATGCTCCCATTTTTTTTTGGTTTTTTATTTTTAGTTTTATTTATTTATTTATTATAATTTTGACATTAAATCTTTCATTCTCAAGAACTGTGGATTTTCATACGTCTTAGATTCAATCAAATTAAGTGATGAACCTGTAGAAAGATTCTTATCGATAGTTTTACCGATAGATTCGTTCATTGGTTTTGAATTTCCATTGTCCATTGACAATTCATTTTTAATAGTCCTATATAGTCCTTTTGATTCCTTAATCGTATCAACGTTATCAAATCTTCTTAAAATGTTAATTTTTTCACTTTTAGAAGTTGAGTGTTCTGTGAACAATCTTGTTGAGTACGCTAAGTTAGAATTGAATATCGCCACTTCATTTAATTTATTTCTAAATAAATTAAGTGCTTTTCTATATTCTTCATTCTTTTCTCTAAGGACTTTCAATTCTTCGGTATTAGCATTTTCAACCTTTAGGTGTCTTGGTGCCGCTTTTGGTTTATCTAAACCTTTACGTCCCCATCTTTTACCATTACCAAGCGTTCTTGATGCTTCTTTTGTTTCTTCTTTTGAGTAGTGACCTTCTCTTGTTTCGAAATTGGTATCATCTCTACGAGACTTAGATTTTTGTTTATTGGAACCTTTGAAATCTTTCTTTGAAATCATTCCTTTTCTCATCCCTAAACGTTCATCATCTTTATCGTCATATCCTTGACCTTCTGTGAATTCGAATTTTGGTTTACCGGTACCCATTGTTGGGTTTCCTCTTTTCATTTTCGTGTTGAATCCTTTTTCCATATTTGGTTTAGAACCGTATGAAAATTTAGGTTTCCCCATTCCAACTCCTTTAGGTTTTGACATCATTTTAGACTCCATCATTGCTTCGTCATCAAGGTCAATTTCCATAAACTCATCTTCGTCTTCTTCGTCGAATTCGATTTCATACATGATTTCTTCTTCTTCATCGATATCTTCATCGTCTTCAATTCCATCATATGATTCATCAAAAACTCTTGAAACTATATCTTCAATAGATTCTTCATCGAAATCTTCATCGGAATATTCATCGGAATATTCATCGAAATCTTCTTCCAAATCGAATTCAACCTCTTCTTCACCTTCACCAACAATCATATATTCTTTGTCGTTGTCTTTTAAGTTAATATTACCTGCGTTATCTTGTGTTACCACAATATTATCATCAGGACCCATTAAACCAAACACACGTAGAATTTCATCTTCATCGTCAATACCAGTTAAGTCGATAGTTTCTTCATCATCATCATCCATACCCAAACCTAAGTCTGAGAAGTCTAACGGTAATTCGTTTTCTTCATCGTCGTTATCATCATCCATATCCAATTCAAATTCTTCAGACTCATCGTCATCTTGATCTAAATCATCCATGTCCAATTCCATTTCAACCTCTTCATCTTCCTGTTCGGAAAGAGATTCTTTTACTAAATCACTGATTTCTTCTTTCATTGTTGAACGAAGTATTCCTTTTGCGTTTTCAGCTAATATATCCTCTAATCCTTTGATTTGAGTGATAGCATCTTCTACTAATGATTTTTCTTTTGCCATTAAATGTTTTTTTATTTTATTATAAATATATGAGTTTACTAAAAAAAACCTTTTTACGGGGTTTTAAGTCTTAGAGTCCTTATACCATGATAAATATGGCGTTATAGCATAAAAAAAAGTGTAATCGTTAAAAATCACACTTTTTTATTTTTTTTAGTTAGATAAATCTTACTCGATTACCTCATCAATTTTACTTTCAACAATTGCCGTTATCCTCCATTCCATACTGTAAGACTCAAAAACCTTAGTTACTTTAGCTTCTATATCCGTAGGGTTATACCCGTGTACTAATTTCTCTTCTCTTAGTTTTTTTACTTTTCCTGTCTCAGAATCTACTGAGTCTAACACTATTTTTGCTACAAAATACTTTTCTTCCATTTTTTTTATTTTTTAATTATTTTTTTATTTACCTAAATAATCGTCTAATTTTTTCATTAAGTCAAGTGATTTGTTACCTGATTCACCAACTTGACGTTCAACTTTAACTTTATTTTCTTCATCTAAGTTCTCATCGTAGTTATCTTTATCCTCAGGATTTAAGAAAAGATACGCCCCCGGTGTAGATGGGGATGATACTAAATCAAAACAGATTAATTCAAAATCGTCTTGGACTTCGTTTTGTTCCCCTACTTTTTTAAGTGAACCTACCCCTCTTGAAGATATACCTAATGTAACGCCTTGTCTAAGGTAGTTAGCCGCCATGTCACCTTTCGTAGATACTATACCTCTCTCATGGAATCCAGGAGATGTAAGTAACTTTATCTTACCCATTAAAACATTATCTTCCCACCACACTTTTGTGATTGAATGTGAAACTCTATCTAAATCTATTAAAGATGATTCAGGGTGGTTTAACTCTGAAAGAGCTATCCCCTTATCAATCATCTTCTTATAGTTTATTGCTTCTCTTTTTAATATTTTTTCAGGGTATGTCCTACCATTCCTATTAGGAGTATCATATTTTTGTAATACCGCATAGAACTCGAAAGGTTTAGAGTGGTCCATCATCTCATTTGACTCCTTCAGCATTATGTTATTTCTTTCCTCTTTAGGAGATATGTGACCAGCGTCCATTTCAATTAAGATACCTGTACCTATTTCGTTTTCTTTTAAAATTCTTAAACCCATTGTGTTAGTTTTAATTAATAAATATTAAGTAATACCTGTTTCTGTTAAAACTTTTTCTTTATTATTTGATTTTGTCATATTAAATTCGAAATATCTGTTATCATTAAACTCATATTTGAATATATTGTTTATTATTTCTTTTAAATTATCCTTTATTTTTTTGTCTCTAAAATCTAAACCATTCTCAGTTAAAAATAAGGTTATTTCTAAACTTAGAAATGATTTTTTACCTTCGTGTAACCCACTGTGTCTCAAATCAAAATCGACAATAAATTTTTTACTAAAAATATCGTCCTTTATTGTTTCTAAAACTAAATGTTTTACCTTCCTACTCATATTAAGGACAATACGTTCCCATTTATCATTATCTTCTTTTGGGTTAACCCACGTATGTAGATTTAGGTATAAAGATTTCAATTCTACTGAATCTACAGTCCCATACATTACTTTGGCTCGTTTGTAACCGGTTATTTTTGCTGTTTTTCCTTTTTTCATTCATTTTAAATATATTTTGTTTATTTTAAATAATAATAAACATATTTATGTTTATAATCAAAAATATAAAGTCAAATGTTAATTATAAAGGTAGATAAACATAAAGGAATTGAAAATTCTCTTAAGGAATATAAGAATAAAGTTATTAAAACTCGTCAGAGTAAAGAAATAAATAAACGTAAAGAGTTTATTAAACCATCAGTAATTAAAAGACAAAAATTAGATAAAGCAAAATACGTTGAAAAGAAGTTTAATTAGGATAATAATTAATCCCAAAACCAATCCACCTTATTAAAGTAGTGACCCCGGGTATATTCTCTAAATAACATAATACCATCTTCAGTGGTCTCTTTTATATATTTAAATAATTCTTCCTCAAAGTTATCATCAGACTGAAGTCTATCATGACCTTCCCAAGTGGGGTGGACCCATACTGTGTAATCGAAATTACCATTACCAATGTCTCTACCGGAAACGTTAATTTCGTTAACAGGATACTTACGTTTGACCATCCTGTTTAAAAAACTATTTAATTGTTTGGTAAGACCGACTTCCATCGTTATAGGTTTTCATTTAATTTGGTTAACTTATAATAACCTAATTTCGTAAAAGATTCTGAAGTTAATTTAGTCATAGTTTCTTTGACCTTATTTTTTACCTCAACATCAACTTCCTCAATAATAACCGAATTTAATTTTCCAATAGCCTCAGATTTTAAAGTTTCAAACTTTTCTTCCAAAACTTTTTCATCTTCAGTTAAAATTGACATCAATTCTTTTTTATCACTTTCATTTAATGATTCGATATATTTTTTAGCAGTACTATTAACTATATTAACCATAGACTTAAAAGGTACGTTACCAGCGAAGGTTGATTCAACAACAACAACTTCCTTTTGTAAATTTTCGGAAATAGTTTTTCTAACTTCTATTTTTGAAGTAATATTTAAAACGTTATTAGAAAATAAAGTATCAATATCTTCATATATGTTTTTAGAATTAGTATTTGATACCCACTTATTTAAACCACTTAGACTTTTCGTATCAATCTTATTAACGGTATTTTCATAAATGGTAACACATTCGTTAATATATGAATCGACAATATCTTTAGAAAGACCTTTATTTGTTGTTAGACCGTCGTAAAGGTAAAACAA